CACTAAATGAATGCTCTCTTAGCATTGCCTGTAATCTCCAATGTATAAGTTCAGACTTCTTCATCAACTTCTAACCAAATAATATAATCATCAGGATCTAACTCAGTAAGATCTATTTGATCACGATTAAAATCACCTGTTGGAGGTGGGATCAAAGGTTCGTATCTACCTCTAGGGTATTGGGGAATTAATGATTCAATTGCTGTGTCAAACCATCTATTCATGGACTTTGCCATAGCACGATATGATGTACCAACATAAAGTTGTCCACCTACTACAGCAACAGTTGCTGCACCCCAGAACATATAATAAAATCTAGATTTCATTTGTGCTCTGATCTTTTCACGTTTACTCATTAGTTTACTCATAATCATTTGAATTCACACTCTACCATGATTTCGGTTAGTGCTGCTAAGAGATTAATCTCTTGGTCAGCAACGAATGCTGATTGGAATTGATACTTACCAATAATCAAAACCGCTTGAGGTATACTCTGTGGTTTAAGAGAATTATATAAGTTATCATATACTGTTCTCAGTATAGCATTAGGATCATTGTCGAGATTACTATTGACCCACTTGCGTGCAACAGAGAACTCTTTATTTTTTAAAGCAGATACTAACTCACCAAGTTTGACGTTATTTAGTACCGCCAGAATGCCAGTGTCGATAGACCCCGTTGAAGCATACCTTTGGAGTTCGTTGAGTGTTCTTCTGAAGTCTGGGAAGTATTTCTGGACGACCTCAGCGACCACTGCATTATCAAACTGTACATCTTCTGCGGTAAGTATTCCACGACACCGTTCAAAAAATTGAGCAGCGATTTGTTGTTTGTCCTTTCCTCTGACATTGCAATCAATAACAGTTGTTCTAGAATGAAGTGGTTCAATAATCTTGTTCTTAAAATTACAGGTAAAAATAAACCTACAATTTTTTTGGAACTCCTCTATAGATGCACGCAGTAATAACTGGACATCATGTGTTGTATTGTCTGCTTCATCTATAATTATAACCTTATGCTTAGACGATGAGGTTAAAGATACAGTTGATGCAAACTGTTTAGCATTATTACGTACAGTGTCTAGAAAACGACCCTCATCTGATCCATTGATCACATAAGAATCAACTCCTAGTTCTTTGCACAATGCCTTTGCTACTGTGGTCTTACCGATACCAGCACTACCACATAAAAGTAGGTTAGGGACTTCGCCCTTCTTAACAAAAGATTGGAATGTATCTTTCAGTTCATCTGTAAGAATACAATGCTCAATGTTCTGTGGACGATACTTCTCTACCCATAGAAAATCATCCTTCATACTTACTATCAGGTTCTAGGGCGATAAGATACTCAAGATCTCTACTTGCGTCTCTGAATAGAGATGCGTTCTGTTTACTAATAGTAACCTCATAATCACCAGGTAGCAACTTAAGGTTTTCAACTTTAAAGTTGAAACAAAATTCTTTATCGGTAATCCCTACCTTGACAGCATAACTATTGGATGTGTCATTCTTCTTGTCACGCACGACAAGTTTAACAGTTTGACCATCGCCAACAACTGCTAGATCTTCAATCTGATAGATTGATGCTGCCTTAATGATGTTGGAGATGTCACTCCATGCAACTGTAAAGCATACATCCTTACTAGGAAGTTCCACCTTATTTTCTGGTGGTTGTACAATAGTAGAAGGATCAGCAAAGAAATATCTAGATTGACATTTACTATCTTTGATCACAACATAGTTGTCATTCTCAAAATAGAAATCTGGATTGTCAAATAGTGAAAGACCAGATAGAAATTCACTTAGATCATAAATTGCAAACGTTCTTGGGAATGTTTCCTCTACATTAGCACGAGACAATATGTTCTTTTGAATGGATAGAGTTGATAACTCAGTTCCTTGCTTGAAACAAATTGATTGGTTGATGTTTGAGAAGTTCTTGAGGATATCAAGAGTACTTTTTGAAAGTTTCATTTAGAACTAAAATAATGTAATAGTACACAATAGTGCACCGCCTTTAGAATGTCATCCTGTGGACGACCTTTTTTATCATAGCGACTAAGATACTTAATCGCATTGGATCTGCAGAATGCTTCTGCGTCTCCGATTGATTCGATGAGATCAAGGGTCTGGAAGTTGCCATTAGCATAATGCTGTGAGTAAGTACTTTCAATGTACTTCTTCGCTAGATCCAGTGTTTGATCCTCATCATACTTGCACTTCGACATAATGGGATAATCTTCATCAAGGGTTCCGTCCATGACAGAACCCGCTAAACTCCATGCATTAATCATATCAAACTTCTTTGTCAAAGTCAACATCTGCATCCACCTTGTCATATAACTCTTGGAATGCTTGCTTAGTTTCCTCATCGAAACGTGAGATACAGGTAGTGATTGCCTTCTCTCTGTTACCAAAGATTTGATATGCTCTGATAATGTGTACAAGTCTACGTGTACTGATGATCTCATCAATACCACCATCGTAGAATGTCTTACGAATGATGTCTGCCCAATCAACTAACTTCTTGTTGAAGTCATCGTTAGGGTTAAGAAGTTCAAGGATCTTCTGCTCAGAGATAGTAGATGGATACTGTTGCTCAAAAGTAATAGGAAATCTTTCTAGGAATGCTTCGTTAAGAACGTTAGTACCTACGAACCTACCATCGTCAGAACCTTTACCCTTAGTGTTAGCAGTTGCAACAACTGTAAATCCTTTAGCAGGTTTTACAAACTTACCTATCTTCTTAAGGAAGACACCCTTACCTTCAAGGATAGATTGTAAGCATAGGATCTTGTTAGATGCTAGGTCAATCTCATCAAGTAATAGAACTGCACCTCTTTCAAGTGCTTCTACTACAGGACCATTGTGCCATACTGTGTTGCCATCAACAAGTCTGAAACCACCGATGAGATCATCCTCATCTGTTTCTATAGAGATGTTTACTCTGATAAGTTCTCTGTTTGTTTTAGCACATGCTTGTTCCACAGAGAATGTCTTACCATTACCAGATAGACCAGTAATGAATACAGGATAGAATAACTTAGAAGCAATGACTTTTTTGACATCGCTGAAGTTACCGAATGGAACGAAGTTAGTATCAGTCTCAGGTACTAAGTTACGCTCTACTGAAGGCAATACAGTAGGTGCTGCGATTGCTTTTTCAAGGATCTCTCTGCCTTCAGAAATTGTGAGGTTCCATGAACCCTTCTTCACTTGGAACTGTTTTAACTTACGTGCAACTGTAGGATATGCACAACCTTGTGCTGTTGCGAATTTCTTAACGTGTGAAGCATCTATCTCATTACCGAATTGCTCACGTAATTGATCAACGAAGTTGACGGATAGTTTTCTTTCAAAAGGCATAATAATAAAAAGGAAATCAATTTGTGTATGTATTAATAATACCAAAAAAATACCCCCTGTGAAGGGGGTATGTGACACTAATTTTTCTGTCCACTATCTCTTGATATCTGAGGGAAATGATGGTAAAGAAGGTAGTTTGTATCCATTATCATCATGTGTCTGTACTATAATGCTAGGATCTAGAACACCATGCTTATGGAAGTAATCATGACTAATACTCATCTTAGGTGCCTTATCCTCAACCCACCAGTTAAACTCATTAAGTATTGTATGAGCAATCTTAAAGTGTGTATTACCACCACCAGAATTGTGATAGTATTTTCTCATGGAGGTTGATCCCATATGTGTGTTTAACCAACTGGTAACAAACTCTTTCTTTTCATCAAGACCATTTGATGAACAACCTTTTACTTTACCTGCATACTTAATCATAGCAAGGAAAGTTGTAAGACCATGAATGAGATCGTCTCTCATATCATTTACTCTTCCAGTTGTAGGATCTGACCAGTGTTGTCTGATAAGGTTACATGCAGCAACGATACATCCACTGTAATGCTCACCATACTGTTCTATAGTTTTGATGATACGTGAACCAGTTTTAGTGCTAAGGATATCACCCTCTGAATCACCAAGTCCATCAATCTGTATTCCACATGCATTGAGAACTGTTTCAAAACGTACTGCTTCCTCTTTACCTAAGAAGATATCAACACGTATCACATCAAGTTTAGATGGGTTCTTACGCTCTGTATTCAATTTCTTGAATAAGATTGCTTCTTGCTCCATCACTTCTTCTATAGATGCATTAGGATCATGATGCAGTTCTAATGTATCTAACTCAGGATCTTCTCCAGAGTAGATACCCATAAGAACAGTATGTTGACCATCAATGGTAATAATCCCCCCTCCTAATCTCTCAGGACGAAGAGATAACACAACAACTGTTGCTAGTTGTGGATCAAATTGTTTGTAAGATATTATTGCGTTACCACTTATCTTTCTTTGTATTGATGGTGGAATGGCAAACTCTGATGATTTTCTACAACCTCGTATCAGTTTTTTCTTTACGTTACCGTTCCTATCCTTGGCAATACCTGGTTTAAACTTTTTACGTACTTCTGCCAATGAAGCATCATTAGCGACATCCGTGAGCATACGTAACTCACTCATGTTAATAGACATAAGCTATCTCCGATTAAATTTACATGTCATCCTTTGCAGAACAACGACTACCATTTCTGACAGTGCTGAGTATAGTTATAACACATTAAATTTTAAATGTCAAATGTGTTAGGATAACGTAACAATTACGCTATCCTTTCGATGAATGAGGATAAGATTTTCTTGTTCATTTTCTTACCCTTAAGAGACTTAGTGAATGCTCTCTTGATGTCTGCCTTCTTAGCATCTTCTTTAACCTCGAATGTGTCATCAGCATTAAGTGAAGATATTGCTAGAGCATACTGTACTGTGTATGCAGAAGATAAGCATATGAAAGATCTAGTCTTCTTCCACTCCTTGTCTGCATCTGCCCATGAAGAATTTACTTCTATGTTACCGTCATACTCATAACCTAAGCACTGACGCTTGAACCTGTACCAATCGTTACCTGTAACAAGACGGATGTTCATGATCTCACACTCAGGAAATCTGTCACGTAGTTGGTATACAAATGTATCTGTCTGATTGTATCTGTCAGCATTGAATTTGTATTGCTTACCAGTTTGACGATCACGTAAGATAGAAAGTGGATTGCAATCTCTGCTGTTAACATATGTTGATCCATCATAGTGAGAAGTAACCTTCTTACCATATCTTACTGAGTAACCCTCACCATCAGTTAGATTGATAACGTGAACTTTCTGAGAACCAGTTCTCTTTTTGAAGTCAGGGATAATGTGGTTTAGAGAAATAGTTGCTTCATTTAATGGAGTGCCACCTAAGTTCATTCTGTGAGGTACACCGCAACTGCTGTGATATCTGAATGAACCTGCAAGACGGAATAGGTTCTTGATCTGTCTGTCATGCTGACGATTGTTGCTAGTACTTGTAAGTACGTTGAGCATACGGAAGTCACGTAAGATTAGTTTACCATCTAAACTTTCATCTTCTCTACCTGCATAAGAATGTTGATCTTTCTCATAGTTGTCAGAGAAAAGATATACATCATATGCAATACCAACTTTACGACAGAATGATAC